AGGAGAAACAATGGACGTAAACAAATGGAAATCAATTGCTGTTGATATCGAATCATACACAATTATTAGGGCAATGGGTGCAAATGGCCTTAGAAACCCAGGCAACATGATTAAAAAAATGGTTAGCGATTCTATAAAAAAGATTGCTAAAAAAGAAGGTGTTGCTGAACCTAAGATGAAAGAGAATTTATTGACTCAAGGAAAGAAACTCTTGAAGTAATAATAAACATCACTGATGTTGGATAAGGGCCGCGAGAGTGGCCCTTTTTTATTTGACTTAGATCAATAAATAGTTATTAATTAAATAGTATTCCTAAGCCTAAATGAAATAAGTGGGGCTTTCAAAACACTTTATTTTCATAGAACAACGAAACTCAAATTTAACTTTAATTTAAGGATTTATTTGTGGGCAAAGCTATTAAGAAAAGTAGTGAAGAAGCATTAAACCATGCGTTGGACAAGCTAGTGATGGTGTGTCCAAATAAGAAGACGTATGATGAGTTAACAAGTTTAATGTTTCAGTTGTATTGTGGAAATGACTTTGGTTTAGGAAATTTCAGTCTTTCTTTTCTCGACAAAATCGAGGATAGATGGCGATCAGGACGTAAATCGGTAGCGAAAGCTAAAGGTTTAACTCTGGTTGTTAAAAATGCTTAACCACGGTGTAATTTTTCCATATCGATATCTTTTCCCGCATCGTGGTTATGCAAATGAGTACCAAAAAAGCTAGGGGATTACTTAAAGATTCAATCATATTATTGGACCTGATGACAGGTGAGGATAGAATGAACTACCTTGAGCGCATGTGGAATTTGTATTTCAGAGTGTACGAGAAGAAATCTATTAGAGTTACAAGAAATAAAAAATCTAAAACTTTTTTAATGGATAAGAAGAAAGCCTATGACTTGTGCTCCCAGCTTACTCAAATTTTTGGGCATTAAATTGAGTTTAGAGATTGTAAAACCTAAAGCTTTTGCAGAACAGCGATTGTTTCAGGCAATACTTGTCCAGGCGTTGGAGGACGCTGTAAATCCATCTGGTTTTAAGAAAGAGACATATTACAAGCATGATTCTCATAAGTGGTTTGTTAGTAATAGTATAGAATTTCAAGACATATGTTGGGGTGCTGACATGGATCCTGAGTTTGTACGTGGTGAGTATATGAAAATGGTAGATAGTGGAAAAATTTTTTTTACGAAATTACAGGTATCCTGGATTAAGTATCGAGATTTATATAAGAGGTATCGGGAGTGTAATACTAAGGAAGAAAGAAGAATTATTAAGAAATTGATATTGAAAGAGAATTTAAAAAGATTAGAGGACTAGTCATGGGGGTCGAATGTGTTTGACTCCTGGAGGAAAACATAGGGAGCAATTCCTCGAAAAACCTCCAGAAGTAATTAACCAATTGTGAATGAACACAGCTGAACTGTATCAGAATAACGGATACCGGACAATGGAAATATTTACTATATAGATTATCTAGACCCCTGAGCAATAAAAAGTACCCCCGGGGGTAAAAGAGGTGTCCCTGCTGTCCCTGTAGACTATTATTCAATTATACCAACACTTCTAATCAATTTAGTACTGTCCCTGTGGTGTCCCTGTGGTGTCCCTAAGGGACACCACTCTTGCGGGAACGCTATCGAAACTTTTTGGGGCTATTACTTTACGATGAAATAATCTATATAATAGAAATATGCGAAAACAATTATTTATGTTAGCTAAGGATAGAGTTAAAAAACTATTCCCTGGAAATAAGGAAAAACAAAAACTATATACTGATGAGTATGATAGTGCAAAAATACATATGTCTCATACATCTGCTGATAGTTATGCAAGAGGTGAAGTGAGAAGAATATTTACACCAAAAAAACCTAAAGGTAGAAAGTAATGCCTGGTGGACTTAAAAAGAAATCATTAAGAACTGAATTAGATTTAACTCCAAAACAAAAAATGTTTGTTGAAATCTATGTTGCTGATTGGGGTAGCATAACACAAGCTGAAGCTCTTAAACGTGCAGGCTATGTTTGTACTAATGAAAAAGATTATGGATCTGTTGCATCTAGAATGTTATCTAGAAAACACAGTCCTCATATAGCAAACTACTTTGATAAGTTGTTTGAAAGAGAAGTAAAAAAATACACAAGTGACAACCTTAGAAGATATAAAAGGTTAGAAAGAATTGCTGACAAAGCAGAGAAAGAAAAACAATTCGCTGCTGCTATTAACGCTGAGTATAGATCTGGTCAATTGGCCGGTGCTTATGTTGATCGTAAAGAAGTAACTGTTAGTGGTTTGGAGGGTATGTCACGTGAGCAACTTGAAAAAAAGCTCGAGGAACTATCAAACAAGATCGATGGATTCAATGCCAAAACGATCGAAGTTGAGTCCGAAGACGTTACAGCAATTGAAGAGGGCTAGTTGGTCTGAGTGGTTAGATGTTTTTAACCAAGTACATAACTCTACAATAACTACTTCAGTTGGTAAAATTAAGGTAAAGATTGATGATTAAAAAAAAGAGACAACAATCTAAAATATTAAACTTTGATTTTAAAAATCTCGGTAATGTAATTGATGATTATCCATTTGTTGAGATAGAGTGGTTGGACATCGAAGGTGATGCTGGTTGGAGCAGCACAAAAGATTTAAGCAAAGAACAATTACCTGTATGTGTATCAAAGGGTTACTTACTTAGTCAAAAGAATGGGATTACGAGGATATTTAGTGATTACATTAAGTCTAAGGATAAACCAACGTTTGACAATATTGGTGCAACAACTATTATTCCAACAGCAGTAATTAAATCAATTAGGAAAATAAAATTATAATTAACTTACTTAATCATGTCTAATAAAAATGGGGAAACTAGGCTATGGCAAAAGGTAAAAAAAGGACTGACTGATTGCTTTCTAACTCGCGTAGAATCTAGCACAATCAATGGTATTCCTGACATTCATGCTGTAATGAGTAATGAAGTTTTTTGGATGGAATTAAAATCAGATTCGTTAAGTTATCCGAAGCTAAATAAGTGGCAGATTGTTTGGATCAACAAGTATATCATGGCTGGTGGTAAAGTTATTATCTTGGGTGAGACCCCTTTGAAGAGAACCCTTAAACTGTACAGACCGGTGTCCGTTTTCACTGATGCTCGTTCCCTCGTCCCGTTTGCCTCGTTCTCGTTCCCGTTACAATGGCCACTGGTCCAGCGCAGGATGCTAACGGAGCTGGGATCTCCTTCAGAGGCAGCGTAGCTCTCGTTCTCGTGCCCTGGCCACTGATCTTTTCCCTCTTTGTTTGATCAGTGGCCTGGGGACCAGCAGCAGGTGAAGCTCTCGTTTCTCGTTCTCGTTTACTGGATAAATCTCGTTCTCGTTTACTGGCCACTGGTGAGCCCCCGCAGCGTCAGCTTCAGGGGGGTGAAGACTGGGATCAGGAGAACTTTGTGGTTGACAGGTATCCCATGATGTCGTATGGTCAGACAAACAAAGGAGAATATATGGCAATAGATTTCGATGCACTGGATCTCGTTCGAGGCGAGAACAAATCTCGTTCTTACAACACTAAGTTAGATGGGCTCCAGCAGCAGGTGACTGAGCTCACCACGCTGGTAGCTCAGATGGTAAAAGAACTTCCTATGGAAAAGAAATGGTCGTTTGAAGAAAGATTAAAAAAAATCAAAGAAAGGCCTTGACAGGTATCCCATCGTGTCTTATATGTAGTTCGTTAACCAAAGGAGAACTACATGATAAGTAAAAAACTAATACAGCAGATGAACAATTATTATGATCAAGAGTATATCAAAGATGGATCTAAGCCCAAAGAAGATAAACCTGAAGAAGGCAAAGTATACGCACTGACCGGTGGCTCGGGCACGCGCTGCATTGCCAACGGAAATACATGGAAAGAGTCAGAGGTGAAGGATGACTGATGAACTGAAGGAGTGGTACCTAATGCCAAGCATCAAGGAATGCCTCGCTGAGTATCAGAAGCAGGATATAGGATTAATTGCAGACATTGCTAAGCACGGCTGCTCAGGAGGTGTCGCTGGTATTACGTATTACTCAGAAACAATTGCGTTTCATGATCACCATCAGGAGGAGATCTGGCAGCTGGTCCAGGATCACGCGGATGCAGCTGGCCTGAAGAAGGGTGAGTTTCTACAACACATATCCGAAGACCCAACCTCGCTTACTGGACTAGTTAATGATCTCGTTTGGTGGACGGTTAAAGTTCGGGCCCAGGAGCTGCATGAACTGGTACCTGCAGCTGGAGCTTCCATATGAGTTTCGTTGTCGTTTGGCTGTGCCTTTTGTTTATGTTTCCTGGTATCACATTAGCTGGCACTGGGATCCTGATGCTCTCGCTCGTCGGTATTCTTTGATGCACCACATGTCGTCTCGTTTCTAGAACTGGACGTCCCTGAGCAGAGATTACTATGGAGTACAGGACTGGAGCTGGAAACTCTGATGGTAAGAAGAATGGTAAGATAGCTAGTTTAGAATAATTCTAAAAGATAATTGTTGCAAAGGTATATAAGATACGATAAGACATTAGAATTAATCAATAAAGGAGAAAAGTTATGGGATTAGATCAACACGCACACCTTCGAGGTCAAAAGGTAGATTGGGAACAATACTACTCTGATGATGATTACGGAGATAAGGCAAAAGTTTTTGTGTGGAGAAAACACGCAAGACTTCAACAGTTCATGGCGAAGAAATGGGATGAACAAAACCAACACCATGAGCATGACGGAATGTTATCACATTTAGGTTTTAATTCTGATTGTGATGCCCCTGTATATATAACTCAAGAGGTGGCGAAAGAGTTAGCCGAACAAATACAAGAGGGCTTTAAAGATTACAAAGCCGAAGATGGATTTTTCTGGGGGCAACAGTTCCAAGAGGAAAGCGTCAAGGAGTACAAGGAACAAGATATCAAGTTCCTTAAATTCTGTGAACAAGCTATCAATGATAAAAAGGTCGTCGAATATTGGTGTAGTTGGTAATGGCTAAAAATAAAATTAACGAGGCGACTACTGTCGCCTCGTCTCGTTCTCGTGGTGGAAATAAGAAAGATAATAAAACTAAACAACAGCAGGGCGTGGCACGGGAAAATGATTTCACCAATTTTTTAATTAATCTATTAGGAGATATTGAAGATGTTAGTATTAGTATTAATGGAGATAAAAGAATACCTATCAAAGACCTTAAAAAAAAGATTAAAAAAAGTTAAATTAACTATTGAATAAGATTTAATAAGATGTATTAATTAGAGGTATTTATAAAAATACATAACTTAACAAAGAGGTAAAAATGCAAAACGCAAAAAAGCTAAAGCAAGACGAAAAAAAAATAGTCCTAGCTTATGCAACACTAAAGCTAAAAGCAAATAGACTTAACAAAGAGTTAGATAGCATGAAAGAGCATGTAGTTAATCTATTTGATAGAACAAACCAAAATCTAGTTATTGTTCAAGACGAGCATGGAAATAGTTTTGGTCTTCAGAAGATTAACAGAGTTAGAAAATCTTTTGATAAAGATAAATTTAAATTAGCACATTTAGATTTATGGAACGCACACCAAAAACAAGTTGCTTATTGTGAGTATAAGGCTATTGGCGAGGTATCAAATGCCCAATAATGATTTGATCAACATAGCTAATGTATTGAGTGAGAAGTTAAACTCTAATGCACCTACTTCACTTGCTGACATGGTGGTGGACAATGGACAGAAAAAACAACTCAACTATGAAATAATGTTCCAACTGTTAATGGGCGAGTGTGAGAAGCACATACTTGAGAATGTTGGTAACCCTGTTGTAGATGAGTTCAAAGACAATGTACTTAAAAAGTTTAGTACACTTGTTCAAGCGATACATAACAACGAATAACTAACCCATAACCAATGGCGTCTTAACTGACGCCATTGGTGTATCTATCCTATACCTTGCATAGCAAGGCTCATAATCAATCTTAAAATCGTTTTTAGTTTTTACAGCATCAGGTTTCGCGTTGCCAGGCTAGGTTTTTTGAGGCGAAAGGGTTTACAAAGTAGGATATACAAATATACTAGGGTCCCAAACGAGATGAAAATAGAAAACTTAACTGAAGACGAATTAAAAGATATTATTCTAAAAAAACAGTTGGAGTGGATCAAGTTATGCCAGGATGATTTTTTAATTTTTGCAGAGTCTGTTTGGCAAGATTTTATTTATCGTAAAACAAAGGACCCAAAGAACTATGGGCACCATCAAATTATTGCTGAA